AGCAGAAGAATATTTAAGAAATTCAAGTACCTTAACCGTTGTGAGAGTAATGGGTGGTGATTTTGGACCAGCTAGTGCTGATGTTGGAACAACTGGTAGTCAAGTTGCTGCAGCGTCTGCAACTGCTTCCATAACAATGGCACCAGCTGCTTTCGGAACAGCAGTAGATGATGAAACTCAAATTACTGTTGGTGGAACAGAATTTAGATTTGTAGCTTCTGAAACTGGTGCAATACCTACAGATGAAGGTAATATATTCTTTCATTCAACTGGTTCAACCACAGCTACTTATTTAGACCATTTAGTTACTGAAATAAATGCAGCTAATATTGGTGTAAAAGCAGTTGATGGAACTACTTTTTTATCATTAACAGCCTCACAAGCTGGAACAGCTGGTAATAGTATTTCAGTTGATACTGGTTCTGGTACTACATTTAGTGATGTATTAACACTTACTGGTGGTACAGCTGATGGTGGTTCAACAAAAAATGCATTTACATTAGAAACATTATCTGATGGTACAATGATGAATAATGCTCACGCAACTCCAGGTACAAATAATATACTTGTTAGTGGTTCAAAGCATAATGTTAGATATGAAGTTTCAAACACTAATTTCAAAAAAGGTACATTTACTTTAAGTGTTAGAGCCGGTAATGATAATAGTAAAAGAAAACAAATATTAGAATCATATACAGGTGTGAATCTTGATCCTAATTCACCAAACTATATTGCAAAAGCAATTGGTGATCAAAAACAAAATGTTAGAACAGATGGAAGCACTAAATATCTTGAATTAACTGGTTCATATGCAAACAAATCAAGATACATAAGAGTTAAAAGTGTTGACAATCCAACAATTGATTATTTAGATGAAAATGGTGATGTTAGATTAAATTCATTATCTGCTTCTTTACCTCAAGCTGGTAGTGGTTCATCAAATGGTGGATTTAGTGGTGGAACAGATGGATTGACTGGATTTAATGCGTTAGGTCATCAAGCTGGAACTTTTACAACAAAAGTTAACTTCTATGAAGACATCGCTTCGCAAACACAAGGTTTTACACCAACAACTACAACAGATGCTAATGGTGGAGCTGCTTATGCTGAAGCTCTTGACTTAATAGCAAATCAAGATGAATTTGATGTTAATTTAATCTTATTACCTGGTTTGATTCATAATGTTCATAGTGCTGTAACAAATAAAGCAATTGATGTTTGTGAAGATAGAGGTGATTGTTTTGCAATTATCGACCCTGTGGTTTATGGTAAAAATCCAGCTGATGCTATAGCAGAAGCTGAGGGTAAAGATTCAAACTTTGCAGCTATGTATTATCCATGGGTTAAAGTACCTGATTCACGAGTGGCTGGAACTCAAAGATGGGTGCCACCATCAGTTGTATTGGGTGGTATATATGCATTCAATGATAAAGTGGCTCACCCCTGGTTCGCTCCTGCTGGACTGAATCGTGGTGGAATCACAACAGCGATACAAGCTCAAAGAAAACTAACTCAACAAAATCGTGATGATTTATATGATTCAAATGTTAATCCAATTGCTACATTCCCTGGACAAGGGGTAACAGTGTTTGGACAAAAAACATTACAGAAAAAATCATCAGCATTGGATAGAATCAATGTAAGACGATTACTGATTAGAGTTAAGAAGTTTATCGCAAGTTCTTCAAGATTCTTAGTATTTGAACAAAACACAAATGCTACAAGACAAAGATTCTTGAATATTGTGAATCCTTTCTTAGACCAAGTTCAATCACAAAGTGGATTAAGTGCATTCAGAGTGGTAATGGATGGAACGAATAACACACCTGACACAATTGATAGAAATCAATTAATCGGACAATTATTCTTACAACCTACAAGAACTGCTGAGTTTATTGTATTAGACTTTACTGTTCAACCAACTGGTGCTGCTTTTCCAGAGTAATTAGTTAGTTAAAATAAACTAAAGAAAAGGGATTTATTTAAATATAAATCCCTTTTTTTTATAATTTTAGATATTTATATATGAAGAATTAAATGTAACAAATTTTACATACTAGGAGAAATTAAATGGCAGTAGGAGAATTATTAGAACCACAAGATATTATGTTTACTAATTTTGAGCCTAAACTTAAAAATAGATATATAATGAACATTGATGGTATTAACGCTTACTTAATAAAAACTATGGCTAGGCCATCATTGGAATCAGAAGAAATTGCTTTACCACATATGAATGTAACAAGATATGTTAAAGGAAGAACACAATGGCAACCAATAGATATTACCTTATATGACCCAATCGTACCAAGTGCTGCTCAACAAGTAATTGAGTGGATTAGATTATCACACGAATCAGTAACTGGTAGAGATGGATATTCAGATTTTTATAAGAAAAACATTACATTTAATTTAGTAGGGCCTGTTGGTGATGTGGTTGAAGAATGGGAATTAGTTGGAGCATATATTCAAAGTGCTAACTTTGGTGAGTTATCATTTGAAGATTCAACTCCTGTTGAAATCACTTGTACATTAAGATATGATTACGCTGTACTTAAATTCTAATAAATACTTAAACTGAAATATAAAAAAACCCTTAATTATAAACAAATATTGAGGGTTTTTCTATTTTATATATATTTATATATGGAGATGTTAAAATGAAAACAACTTTTGAAGAAATAATAGACATAGTTTTAGACCACGAAGGTGGTTATGTGAATGATCCAGATGATGCTGGTGGTGAAACCAAATATGGAATTGCTAAAAGATGGTATCCATCTGTGGACATTAAAAATCTTACCAAAGAACAAGCTAAAAAAATATATCATACAGACTATTGGAGACGAGGTAAGTGTGATGAAGTTCCCCCACAATTAAGACATATATATTTTGATATGTGTGTTAATTTCGGTAGAAGAGGTGCTGTTAAAGTATTACAACAGGCTGCTAATTCTAAGAGTAGAAACAAAATAGAAGTAGATGGTGGTATAGGGCCAAATACAATAAATGCTATACAGAAAATAAGTGTAGATGTAGTAAGAGCATATCGTGTGTTACGATTTGCTAACATAGTTATAGACAAACCAAATCAAGAGAAATTTTGGTTAGGTTGGTTTAGACGAGCAATAGAAGTTTAACCAAAGTTATAGGAGACAAAAATGTCAACAGATAAATTATATAATGAT